ACTTATAAGTTGCGCCGCTTGATCTTGTCCCATAATAGTTGTAACTAAAATAATTGCTGGATAGAGTAACATACCAAACAGTGCAAACCAAGTCATTTTTCTCATAGCATCACGTTGTGCATCAGCATCTTCAAGTTCTTTACGTTTAAACTCGAGATGCATTTCAAGTTCTTCTGCAGATATATGCCCATCACCATTGGTGTCAGCATCATCCAAACCCTCGATTGTCTTCGTGTCTACCATACTCGTACTCCGTAATAATTGCTTCGGCAATTTCATATGCCTCTTGATAACCATTACGAAGTGAATTGGACTTATGGCCATTTTCAATAAACCACTTAAGAGTATTTATATCAGAGCCCTGATGTTCGAGTTTAAAGTCTTCAGTTGTTTCTTCAAACCGCGTTCTTAATTTTAGTATTTCGCCAATTGACATGCTTCCTCCAGTTCTGCAAATAAGTATTCTTCAAGATCGTCTTCATTTGCTTGGTAGCGAATACCGATACCACCAGCTTCATTCCATCGTCTGATATTTTCAGGTTTATCATCGATGAGAATATTTGGTCTACGAGTCAAAGGACTGATAGCATACTTATGCTTGTTACCTGTGAAAATCATATTCTCAATCAACGGTGGAACAAACCCGTGTTTTTCTAACCAGAGTCTTTTCCAAAAAGATGAGTTATGATTATCACCACGAAGTGGAGAGGAACAGATACCCCATTCAGTCTCTTCTTGCCAAGCCACTGTTTTGACATGATCTACAAGTTTATAAGATGTGTCAAAAGTTTCAAGTTGATAGAAGAAGTCTGTATTGGCGAGTTCTCTAAACTTAATCTCACGATCTTGGATAGACTTCCAGTGGCTTACACCATATCGTCTAGCAAGACCACCAAAGAAGTCAGCGATTACGCCATCCATATCTAAGTATATTGTCATGCTGCTTCTCCCATATCAATTTCTACACAATGGCAAGCATCTTCTACTACTATGAGCATATTTTTCAAATGCCTACGTTCATCACTTGTTAGTCGAGAGACTTCATCAAAGATATTTTCGACTGATGAATCAGTTGCAATATTAGCTAATACTGATTCTAAAACTTTATAACGATATTTCATAATTTAGCTCCTCTTTAATTATAGGTCTATTCTACCATAAAAAGAGGCGTTTGTACATGCTTTTTTTTAATTTATTTGAAAAAAAGTTGTCTTCGATCATATTCCTTTTTGGTATCAAGTAAGAGATCTACGTAGTTGTCTCTATGCTCTTTGAATACCATTGGCTCATGGTCATCCACATCCATGATGATAACCGTATTGGTAATTGGCATACCACTACGTTCTTCAAACATGATAGCATAACCAGACATCTGTGCAAAGTAATTAGGGATCTTATCCTTTTTCTTTGGATATCGAGAAGTCTTAAAGTCTACGATAGAGGGAACGCCATCAAACTCAGCAATACAATCACATCTACCAGCAAGTCCAAGATGAGTACTATAAAGAGCAACCTCTAGGCCAAAGATCTTTCCGATCCTGTTATCTAGAATAGGCCGTAGATTTTGGAGTGATTGTTTAACGTGCGGCAAATATTCTGATGTATCTTCGTTGAGTAAGTATTTCTCTATGATTGAGTGTACAGAAGTGCCACGACTTGCAGCTCTATGCCCAATTCGATTTGCCTGATCTTCGCCAACGCGTTTGCGCCATGCTGCGATGGCCTCTTCGTTGATTATGCTAAGTACCGTTGTAATACTAGGAAACTTACTGCCGTCAGGAGCAACATAAGTGCGACCTGTTGGGCGTGTATCTGTATCCAAGTCATCATAACCGAGATCAATTGCTTCATGTGTAAACCTCATATTTTTATTGTGTTTCCTTTACCTGAACCTTTTTTGACCTGACCTAGTAGATCTCTCCACTCCCCACCGGCCCGGGAGACATTATCTTTAGTACCGCCATAACTAAAATTTGGACTTGATAATACCCTAATAAGATCAGGACTATTGTCTAATGTGTTTTGCAATTCATCATAAGAGCAAACTACATCCCATTGTTCTTGAGTTTTCATATCTTTTAGGGTATATGTTGGCATTAAACGATACCTTCATGCGGTGGATTATGATCAAATCTTCCTACCGGATTCTTAAATTGTGTGGATCTAATTTCTTTTTGCACTTCGCGTACACGATGATTCATCCAACTAATAGCAGTACTTATATGTCCAGTATCTTGCGGTTCTAATTTACTCTTTGCATATGCAATTTCTTGATATAAAAAATCAAGTTTATCTAAGTTGTCCATTACGACACCTCCTTAAAATGTTGAAACCAACCAGGCTTAGCACGATTCTTTTCCCATGCCATCTTGAACCGCTCTTGTTTGGTTTGATAGAATGCACGATATGACAACACTGCGTTTTCTAACATGCACTCAGGATTAGCTTTCATAGCGAGTTTGAATGGAGTCATTTCGCCTTGAGGGATATTACGAGGAAGAGACCACAGTGGTGATTTCAATAGACTCGAAGCATGGGTCTTTTGGAACCGGTATGAAAACTCGTCACATAAGGCTTCGAAGTGACGCCAATGCCACATATAGTTTTCTGATGATTCCATAGTCCAAACAGTACATGGATGCTTGTAGTGTACAGCTTTGTACAACACTTGATCCATTTCAGGATCATCAAACAAACGATAATGACGTACCATTCGTTTACCAGACTTTGATGGTCCAATCTGTACTGTACCATCTAGCATGCGATGAGCAGTCGACAACATTTGAGCAGACTCAACAACCATCTTTGGTACATGTTTATCGCACTGCATTTGAGCAGCCTTAATTGGATCTTCATCAAGAATAAAAATATTCATATTGTTACCTCATCGTTATTAGTATTATACCAAATTTTTGAATTATTGTACATAGCCAATTCTTTCGAAAGCCCATTGTTTTTCTTTACACTGATCGCACTGCATACATTCTTCTTTAGTAATATCATTTAGTTCGCATGAATTAGTATAATCTATGAGATGCATGATTTTATAATGCTGCATCCTACGAAGTACCTGATCTTTAGTCATATGTTCATACGGCATCTTAATCATACCATAAGATTTTATTCTCTTAATATCCATATGATCAGGGTATTTAGTTGTACCAAAATATAAACTACTTAATCTTTTTTCTTGTATTACCTTGCCATATTGAATCATATATGTACTATTATTAGCATCTGGTATTAAGACATGTTCAACCCTTTTTCCAGTTATTTTTTCTAAAATGCTTATAACACGTTTAGCATATATTTTTGTATCTTTCCAATCAGCAGTTATAAAACATAAATCATTATGTTGCAGCATTAGTTCATATGCCAAACACGTAGAATCTATGCCTCCTGAAAATGCTAAACCTATCATGATATTTGTTCTAAAGCCCACTTTCTCTCATTACAATGAAAACAAATATTGCAAACTGGACCAAACGGAATCGTGCACGATCTAGTCATATCTAATAATGTGTTAAAATTTGGTATCATTATTTTGCCAATGTAACATACTTCTGCTTTAGTCATTTTATAAAACGGAAATTTACATATAGTATTTTCTGATACTTCAATCACTTCATCATGTGCTAATCTTTTTGTACTAGTACTATTGTCGACCTTAATTAACAAAGTATCACCGTAGTATAGTTCTTCAACTTCATTCCTTACACTAGCAATATAACCAACCCAAGTAGGAACACTTTTATCAGCATATATAAAGTTAGATCTTTGAATATTCAGATAATCTGTTATTGCATTTACTCGAGTCTCATCACCTACATGTTCATCAACATGTGTATAAGGTATAACTTCATAATGAGTTGACAATAAAGCTGCTAGTATTGTGGAGTCTAAACCACCAGATAACGCTACGCCAACCTTCTTCATATGGGTACTACCTCTGCTCAAATGATAATATTTATTATACCACATGGGCCGAGATAGTACACCGGTTTATTTTGTTTTAAGTGAGATTTTTAGTTTAAACTTGGTAAGGGTAAATCACCAGTTTTTATTAGATTCAGTTGTTTTATCCGCCACATTCTTTCCATAACTCTTCGCCTACGCCTGTCTTTCTGTTTTCGTATTTTCAGCCAATTTTCGTTCATAAGATATAGTCTTATTCGTTTTTCTTTAACCTCTTGTTTTTTAATTTGCTGATACAGTTTCTTTTGTTTTAAGGGTTTGAGTTGTGGATACATGTCTTCCTACTTGTAAGGGGTTAACACTATTCACGGATGAGACCAGGAAATGCCTCCATAACAACATTTTTTGTGATGCCTTTTGGTGTTTCTTTATTGATCATCTTCACCAATAGTTTAGCATCTTCAGGATGAATGGCTTCAAGGATGCCAAGAAAAATCCTCTCTCTTTTGAATTGAGGTAATTCTGCAGCAGCTTTGCTACCTTTCACAAAGTAAATAAATTTAGTATTCTGTTTTAAGAGATTTGATGCAGCTGAATGCTCAGGTGATGCTGTGTATGGTACCTCACCTTCTGGTAACCACCATTTTACAGTAGGATCAATAGATCCTCTCAAAACATCCTTTAGAGCCCATGTTTCATTCTCTTTGAGGATGCGTACTTTATCAGCCTTAGATCGAGCTTTACCAGCTTCTTCTAATACTTCATAAACAAATTTTACCATTAAATAAACTCCTGTACGGATTCAACCAACTGATTACATCTTTTATTTATAAGATAAGGAAATACGCTAGCCTTATTTTTCCATTGATCTTGAGTAGTAAATTCTTGAATGATATTATTTTTTAGATCAGATGGAGTTTGAGAGAGATCAATTAGTTTTTCGTTTCGTTGATAGTTTCTATACCACGATGCGGCATATAATAATTCACCATCATTGAGATCTTCGATAAGAGTATCGAGTTTTTTCTTTGATAGTGGTTTTTGTCTAGCACCGGTAATAAAGACATCATCAGCTGAAAGCACATTAGGTACTCCATCAGATGCGTCACCACGCATGATATGTTCCATTAGAAATGCACGTGGATTTTTTTCTACTAGACTTTTCTTTTGTACTGGTGAAAACTGTGATACGTTGCCATATTTTTGCAACTGTACAAAATCTTTATCACCAGATATAATCATGATGTCTTCGTATGCACCAAATTCTTCGTTTGTATACTCTACGATAGTAGCAATGATATCGTCAGCTTCACAACCATCAATGTGTAGTACTTTATACGGGAAGTTTTCTTTGATCTCTTCGCGCACATTGTTCATGATAGTAAATGCAGCATCCCAATCAAATGTGGATTCTTCTCTGCCCTTACGACGATTGGCTTTATATTCTGGAAATACAGTCTTACGCCAATTATTTGGTCCATCACATGCAAGTACGAGTTCACCGTACTTATCTTTGTATTTAGTCCTATACATGCGAAGGGTGTTAAGAATCATATGACGAATCATATCTTCTTCGTTTAGTTTTTGTACTGCGATGTTGGCTACTGCGATTGCACTAAAGTCGACTAATATCATTATATACTCCAATCATTATATAGGACTATTATACCACTATTTTCCGTGGATGTACATAAAAATTTTCACTTGATAATCAAAAACTTTTGGATACATGTTAGGATCTACGAGTCTGTCACCCCAGTAATCAGTAAGTCTTTTGGTAAATGTTTCGAATGGATCTTGCATCCTATGAACTCATTATAGTAATCGTCTCTTAATAAGACATCGTGATCAAATTGTAGCTTAGCTTCATAATAAGACATCTCACCTTTGGTACGACAGAGTTTTAGGATTTCTCTTTTGTAACTACTTTGCCCTCGCTGTTCAACGAGTACTTGAAGTTCTTTATTAGATCCATAATATTGTCGCCAGTCAGATTCGACTCGGGTTCTCTGTCTTCGTGATCTCTTGCTATTTTTTGGTAATATCTTCGGCCGCCAGAAGTTCTTCTTACCGATATATTTTTTATTTGTATCCAGTTCTGTGATAACGTACACAAATCCCTGGTACTCATCTGGTGTTTCGTCGTAAGGTTGTTCATCATATAGCCACATACAGTTATATATTACTTGCACAGATCCTCATATTTTGTGCTATGTAACCGATGCTTTGATAAATCGTCGTGATTTACGTTAAACATTTTTTGTAAGATTGTCCTAATCCATTGCATCTTCTTCATCCTTCGTCTTATACTGCCATTCATCTGTATGGCCAACAGACCATTTTGGTTCAGTCTCTACTCTATAGTTTTGTGTACACACTTTAAAATCCGGTCTCAATAATTTATCAGGTGCTAGGCTTGAATCTCTCCA